TTCGCCATCTGGTGAGGTGAAGAAGCCCATTTTAGATGCACCAACTCTTGCTGCTACTATCTCTGCTTCAAGATAGCCATTAAGCATCTTGACGTTTGCCATAGCAGTTGCAATTAAAGAAACACCTCTGGTTTGTTCTGCCCTTTGTGGCATATAAGCATGAATGATTTCTTCAGCAGGAACTCTTATGTGCTGGTTCTGACTTAAGTAATTTCTATTGTATGGATGATCTTTGTATAAGTGATAGGCAACTGGCTTATCATATTGATCTACCTCAACACCCATCTTAACTTTGTTGCCAGTTTGTTTGTAAACATCATTTTTATTTTCGTCTAAATGATCTGATTCTAAAAACTGTAGTTGAAAGCCAAAAGGAGAATTTGGGTTTTTTATTTTTCTAACTAAAACCTCGCCATCTCTTGCCAGTGATTCTATGAATATTTTTTGACAATCTAAAAATGACAATCTGCCATTGGTTGTACAATTGCCAAGCTGAGACCATTCCTTCCAAGCTCTTTCAATGAGCAGGTTAGCTCCAATGTCTAAAGAACCATCATCGTTCCTAGCTTTGGAGCTAACTCTTATGCCATGCTTGCCGATAACATTAGATACCATTAGATTGAGGTATCTAGCAATGTAGCTATCGTTTCTAGCTAACTCTCTTGCCCTATCTCTTAGGATTCTTATGTTATCTTTTATTTCAGCATCGGCACTTGTAGATGTGGTTACAAAATCTGCAAATAATCTGCCAGTGTTAGCCCCAGTATAACTTCTTCTATAAGCCTTTCTCTTTTTTTGCTTTGGTGTATCACCACCAATGATTCTGTTATACCAAGCCATTATACTATGTCGCTCTTAGGTGTAGTGCCAGTAGTACGACCAAAATTAACTTTGATCGTATTTCCTGATCCTCTTTTATTTTTAATTCTTAATTGTTTAACTTCTTTAAGATATTCAGCTTTGTATCTAGCCCTAAATGTTAAAAGCTCGTCTACTGACATTCTTGATAAAGACCTACCAGCTATAGACATAGAGCTTTGATCCATTGTGCTGCGATTCTCAATAACGGCTTCCAAAGCATCTAAAACAATCTTTGCATGACTTCTGACTGAAGCAGAAGTTGTTGCATAGTTATCCTGTATCTCAACAAAACCTTCTTCTAATTTAACTCTTGCAGAGTCAGATGATCTGGTGATGTATGAAACCCAGTTATAGTTTCCTTTTGTGTAAGAAGCTGTGCTTGATTCTTCGATAATGTAATCATCGCCAGACTCAGATGCAGTTAAAGTAAAGTTTGCAACTGTAGCACCATCAACTAAATTGAATTCATAAGATAAAGAGTAGTCAGCCACAGGATAATCCTGTGATAAATCCTCTCTTTTCCAAGCCCAGAAATCTCCTAGTTGTAACTCAACTGGAACTTGACTTGGATAATTTGTTGAATCAAAAGCGTTGCTCAAGCAAAAACCTCATAAATGTTTTAGATATATCTACATCTAACACTATGGTGCATTGAGATAATGTCAATATTTTTGCTAGAAATAAAAAAGCCCCATGAAGGGGCTTAATTATGTTGAGATATGTTTATATCATATCTTCATAAATGCTTTTTACTGTCTGTCCGTCAAGAGTTCCAGCAAAGTCACAAGATTTGTGAATAACCTTAGCAAGAAGCAAGCTGGCTTTATCATAATCAGCTTCATTTCCCTTAGCAAGCGAATTACCCATCGCACTATGAATTTCACTCTTGTAAACCTCTAAAGCTCTCCAAAGAACCAAAGAATCTTCTTCGGTGATATTCCAAGATTTAGTTTTTGCTTTTGGCTTTGATGCAGCTTTTGGTTTGGCTGTTGTGTAAATGTAGTCATCAGGATTAACGCCTTTCTCTGCAAGTTCAGCCCTGAGCTTCTTAACACATTCTGATCCAACAGACCAATAACCCATATCACCTGAATCATTCTGCTCAACATAATCACTATCTTCATTAGAACAGATTTCGTCAATACCACCATTACAACCATGAATCATATATTTTGATCTACCTCTAATGGCTCTGTTACACATAATGCACTCATCATGTTCTGTTGCATAATTTTGCTCATCAACAATAAGATGACCAACATTTACTAATGGTTTTTTAAGTTCTTCTATTTTCATTTTTATCTCCTTTTTTAATAATGAATAATATAATTATACATATATATTTATATAAATATATAAAAAAGGTGATTTTTTTTAAAATAATTTATTTCCAAGAAGTAGCAAAATTACCCTTTGGTTGCCTGTTAATTTGATTTTTATTGTTGTTCACTCTGTTTGGATCAGGGTCTGTAACATTACCAGTCAACAACCTCTGCTCTATCACGTCAAAGTTTGGGTTTAGTATGTATGCAGCAGCCAGTGCATAACAAATAGTATCAAGTGCTTCATTTCGTTCTCTAACTTGCTTCCAATATAAAGTTTTTCTGCCTTTAACAAATTTCACAAACCTTTGCTCTGCTGTTAGCTGTTTAAAATACTCATCATCTACTGTAGATGGAAAATGTAGAGTTGAATAACCATATTCAGATGCAAGTCTTGAGTATATGACCTCTTTTGCTGTATCACTTCCAACTGGATAGAGGGTATTGTTCTCTTTGCCAACTTTTGTGGGCTTACCAACAACTGTTTTACCACTTTGAGACTGACCTTTGATAGCAAATATCCTTCTGCCCTTTTTGTTTTTAGTAAAAGCATAGACCATTTGTGTCTGGAATCCTGAGTCAATTGTTGTGCAGGCGATGGTCATATGCCTTCCAGAATGTGTCTTAAACTTAGTTTGTAGGTATTTATCCAAATCATTCCATACATTCATCTGCCCAGTGCTGCCATAAATGATTTTATAATCAACAACCCACATCTCATAGTTATGTGAAAAGGCTACAACCTGACATTCGATCCTGTTTTTCTGAATATCAATGCCACAGGTCAAGACCAAAGCTTCATCTGGTATAGAATCAAGATCATAACTCTCTCTTCTTGACATTAAGCCTTCAGCTTCTACAACTTCTTCAGGTTCTGGCTGCCATGTTTCAGCTAAAGATGTATTGATAAATGTTTTTAACATCTCTGGTTGTTTTCTAGCTTCTAAAAAGTTTTCAGCCATTGATCCCCAGCTACTAAACACAGAATAGATTTCATTTAAGTGAAAGCCTGCTATTTTCTTTGTTTCTTTTGTTGCTCGCCATTCTCCATTCTTTAACATCCAATATTTCTTCGATTCATTGATAATACAACCATTCTCGCAAGTATAGATTGCAGTCTCTGGCTTATCTTCTTCCCAAACTACATTTGACCACTTGAGCGTTTGCATATGGTTGCACTCTGGGCATGGAACATAGTAATAACGCTGATCGCTTTCCTCAAAAGCAGCTTCAATTCTTGAAATCCCCTTAACTGTTGGGGTGCTGCATAAATAAATCTTGCGATTAAAGAAGGTCTGGGTACGCTTGGAAGCCAAAAGAACTGGGTCTCCTTCGCTACCTACGCTAGCTTCCATCCTATCTACTTCATCGACGCACAAAATACGCACACTTCTGCTAGCTAATGATGCAGCAGAATTAGAGCCCACCATGTTTAATGTAGTGCCACCTTCGAACTTTTTAGATAAAACTGTGTTGGAACTATCTTTTGATTTTGGCTCGTTGATCCTATCTCTGAGAACTGGAGTATCTCTTAGCATATTCGCCAATTTCTCTTTGCTGTATGCCTGAGCCATTTGCAAAGAAGGCTGCATTATAAGTATTGGTGATGGCTGCATATGTATGTAATAACCAACCACATTGTTCAGCACCTCCGTTGCACCAACCTGTGCACTCTTTTGCCAGACAATACGTTCTATGTTTGGATCATTGAACACATCCATGATTTCTTTTTGATAGGGTGCATAGTCAGTTCTATATTTTCCACTCACAGCAGATGACTCAGGCGATAGATACCTGTATTCGTCAGCCCATTCCGATATCTTTAAATCAGTTGGTGGTTTCCACAGACTTTGTACTTGTTCTAGTACGCTCTGCATATTCTTTTGGTAATCCATCTCCAGATAACTCCTCTAACGCTTCATAAATACTTTTTTTAATTAAATCTTCTGCTTCGCTGAAATTCTCAACTGCCAAAACTTGATGTGCAAGATTGGTTGGCACATTTAGCAGCTTTGCCTTAGCGTTAGCAACAAAATCATTCCAAGTGCTTTTGACCAACCCTGCTGGTATTAGTTTAGCTTCAAGCTGATTAACTTCTAGCTCTGCTTTGTCTGCTTGGAATTTCTTAAGTCTGGTTGACTCCTCAACTATATCTCCACTTGATCCACTTTTCTTGAAATGATTGGCGTTTTTTCTTAAGTGATTAATGTATTCAATTCTACAAACATCTATATCAACAGGAGACCTGCCTTTTTTAATTGTAAACACGCCATTTTTTACCAGCTCAGAAACTGATTGGGGTGTCATTCCCAGATGTTTTGCTAACTCAACCTGTGTAGCCATTTTGTAAAAAATAAGTTTGATTGAGATTTGCTCGATCTAAAAAATAAAAAAACTCGCAACC